CAGGGTACGACGGCGCCAGCGATCTTGGTGAACTCCGTCACCAGCTCGCTCTCGTTTTGAACGGTGTGGTAGTCCGTGGTGCCGCCGTGGGAGGCGAACAGGGCGGCGCCCTCGGTCCGGCCCGGGTCGTCCGGGACGTATCTCTGCCGTCTGGACAGCTTCGGTCGCTTGGTCCTGGACGGCCGCAGCCCCTACGCCGACACCACGGCCATGATCTCTACGTCGCTCATGCCGAGGGCGGTGAACGGCCATGCCCCCGCGCACTGACCACCAGCACCCGCCGGTCGTGACGGCCGCCGCCGACGGCTCACACACGCAGGGCTGCATGATCGCCCTCATGCCGACGGCCGAAGATGCCGAACGCCTCGCCATACCCGGCGGTGAGCCCGCTGAGGAACTGCACTGCACGCTCTACTATCTGGGCAAGACGGACGCTCACGACACTGACTCGCGCACGGCCCTGGCCGACGAACTGACCGCACTCGCACAGGACATGCCGCAGATCACGGCCAAGGTCTTCGGGGCCGCGCACTGGAACGGGGACAGCGACGAGCCGTCATGGGTGTGGTCTGTGGGCGACGGTCCGGACGAGGCCCCCGTAACCGAGTACGGGGCGGGCCTGGAGGCGTACCGCAGCCTGGCGGCTCACGCACTGCTGCGGTCCGGGACGTCCACGCTGATCCCGAAACCGCACAGTCCGTGGGTGGCTCACATCTGCGCCGCGTACAGCGACGACCCGGCGATGCTCACCGAGCTGGAGCGGCGTCTGGGCGAAGTGACGTTCGACCGGATCCGGCTGTCCTTTGGCGACGACGACCGGGACATCCCGCTGACCGGCGACGCGGTGACGGCCGCCGCCGGGCCGCTGCGCCGGGAGCCGACCGAGCTGGAGCTGGCTTCGCGCGTCGACTTCGCCTCCGTGCACCGGGAATGGGAGGCGGCGACGAGCCGCGCGGCGCAGGCCCTGCGATCGGTCACGGCCGCGTGGCGCCTCGACCTGCGCCAGCAGATCACCCGCGACCTCGCCGACGATGCCCTGGACTCCGTGCCGGAGCTGACGCTGGACAGCCGGGCCGCGTCGGGCACGCTGCTCACCCTCATGGAGGAGTACGCGGTCAAGGCCGGCCGGGCGTGCCAGCGTGAGGCGGAGCAGCAGGGCGTCACCGTCCCAAACTGGTCCCTGCCCGACGGCGAGGAGGATGCGGTCACAGCCGCCCTGACCGGCCGCCGGCTGCTGACCTCCGTCGCCGAGCTGACCAGCGACCTCATGTCCGGCGCGTTGCTCACGGCCGCCAAGCGCAAGCTGTCCGGCCTGCTGCGCTCGAACCGGCCGACGGACCAGATTGCTGCCGAGGTGGACCGGGAGCTGGCCACGGTGGACGACACGTCGGTGCGTGCCGCTGTGGGTAGCGCGATGACGGCCGCTCAGAACGCGGGCCGTCACGCCGTGCTGGAGGCGGCACCGCCGGCGTCGTCCTATGTGGCCTCCGAGATCCTGGACCGCCGTACGTGCGGGCCGTGCAAGGACATCGACGGTCGCACCTTCACCAGCCTGGACTCCGCTGTAGCGGAGTACCCGGTCATGGGCTACCGGGATTGCACCGGCGCCCGCTACGGCAACGCCTGCCGTGGCTTCATCATCGCCGTCTGGCAGGAAGTGCGGAGCCCGGCAACCACGGCGGCAGGGCACATTCGCCACCTGCACGGCACCCCGGGCCGCCCCAGTTACCGCAAGTACCACCCAAGTGGGCGGAACAAGGACAAGGGAGCACATGGCGGCCCGCTCGGCAAGACTCGGCACGCCAATGGCGGATGGCTCGGCTCCAACCGGTTCAGCGAACAGGAGCACGAGGACACCCTTTACGACTACACGGGTCGGGCCTATCGGGATATGAACGCCCACCTGCGTCGGGGCGAGGCACCCCGGCTTGCTACCGACGAAGAGAACCGCCGCCGCATATCCATCCTCACCGACCTCGCCGCCGTACAGGACCCCACCTCCGCCGACCAGACCGTCTATCGGGGAACCCGGGGCCTGCGACTCGGTCTGAAAGACGGTGACGAGTTCCACGACAAAGGCTTTTCCTCTACCTCCGTGGACAAGGGGGTTGCCGAATCGATGACCGGCGTCGGCGGAGCCCTCATACGCATCAAGGTCCCCAAAGGATCTCAAGTCATCGACGTGCAGGCGCTGGGGGCTGGAATGGGCGAGGACGAGCTGATACTTCCGCCAGGCAGCAAGTTCCGCGTCACCCGCGCCGTCGAACCCGACGACCCGACGGAGACAGCCGTTTACGACGTGGAGCTGATCAATGGCTAAGGATTTCGGGGAACGCATCGGGGATTGGACCGGCGATGCCCTGGTGATCGACAAGCGCGCCGGATCTCGGGGCGCCTCTACAGCGCGCAGCTCACTACGCGCTGGCACCCAATCGGCCGCACAGGACGCGGCGGAAGGAGACCAGGTCATGACGACCGAAGCTACCGAAGCGACCGAGGCACTGGCCAAGGGTGAGCCGAACCCCGGCACGCCGAAGGACAAGCGGCTGGAGGAGAACCAGTGCCCGCCTGGCATGGAGCTGGACGAGGAGTCCGGTGAGTGCGTGAAGACCGGGGAGAAGACAGCCGGAACCGCTCAGGCCCTGCGCGACGAGCACGGCCCCGAGACCCTGGCCCACGGCGCGGCGGCCGACGCCGAGGAGGTGGCAGGCCCGCCGGTCAGCGAGATGGGCGCCGGGGACACCGCGCCGTGGCGCGGGCCGCTGACCGTGGAGGGCATCGAGACCGGTGACGGCCGCGAGTTCAAGCCGGATGCGCTCACGTGGGCCGACCTGCCGCTCCCGCTGCGCTGGAACAAAGAGGACTCCCACGGCGGGGAGCCGCACACCGTGGCGGTGAACGTCGGCCGCATCGACAAGGTCTGGCGCGAGGACGGCGGCCTGGTCATGGGCGAGGGCGTGCTGGACCTGTCCACCGAGGACGGCCGCACCGTCCACGGCAAGATCAAGGGACAGTTCCTGCGCGGGGTGTCGGTGGACGTCGACTCCATCAAGGACGCCGACATGGAGCTGGTGTGGCCGACCGACCCGGACGAGGACGGGGAAGGCAACCCGTTCGACATGCTCTTCGCGTCGCCGGAAAAGGTCGTGTTCAACAAGGGCCGCATCCGGGCCGCGACGCTGGTGGACATCCCGGCGTTCGCTGAGGCGTACATCGCCCTGCTGGACGAGGCCGGGGCCGTCGTCGCCGGTGGCGAGCCGATCGGTGCGGTGCGCGAGACGCGGGTCCGCGCGGCGGCCGTTCGCACGGTGGAGGCGCCGGTGCGCCCGCCGGCCGACTGGTTCTCCAGCCCGTCCCTGTCCGTGCCGACGGGGATCACCGTCACCCCGGAGGGCCGGGTGTACGGGCACGCCGCGCTGTGGGGCACCTGCCACATCGGTCAGGAGGGTGTGTGCGTCACTCCGCCGCACGAGGAAGCTCACCCGTACTTCATGACCGGCAACGTGTGGACGGAGGACGGCGGATCCGTCGGCGTCGGTCAGATCACCGTCGGCACCGGGCACGCTCCACTGTCCTACGGCTACCGCGCGGCGGCCGACCACTACGACAACACCGGCGCGGCCGTGGCCGACGTCGCCGTGGGCAACGACGCGCACGGCATCTGGGTCGCCGGTGCGGTCCGGCCCGGCACGCCTGAGTCGCGTATCCACGAGCTGCGCGCGGCCGGGCAGGTCTCCGGTGACTGGCGCCGCATCGGCGGGAACCTGCGCCTGGTGGGCCTGCTCGCCGTGAACGTCCCGGGCTTCCCGGTGCCGAAGCTGAAGACGCACCTGACGTCCGGTCAGCAGCTTGCCCTCGTCGCGGCGGGTATCCCGCAGCTCACCGAGGGCCTGACCGAGGACGAGCTGGACCAGTGGGCGTACCGCCGGGTCCTGCGCGCCTTGTCCCTCAAGGTCCACGGAGAGGAGTGATCACTATGTGTGGCTGCAACCGTCCCGCACCGCCCCCGCCGCCTCCGCCGCAGCCGATCGGCGGCTGAGCAGCGACAACGGCCGAATCGTCAGGGTCCTTGTGACTTTTGGCGATTCGGCCGTTCGTGTGTACCTTGCCCGCCGACTTGATCTCGGCCGCTCTCCCGGAGGTTGACGTGCCGGAACCCGAACTGTTCACCGCGCCCGACGACCTCTCCCTTGTGGGAGAACCGGAGCTGCGCGAGCTGGAGTCCACGGCGGTCGGTGAGTTCGACCGCATCTCAGGTCTTCAGCAGATCCTCCCCGAACACATCACCTACTCCGAGCGTCTCACGCGCGACCTGGACCGCATCCGCGCTGAGCTGCGCGTGCGCGCGGTCCGCGCGGAGGAAGAAGCCGCCACCGCGCAGACGGAGGCGACGCGGCGCATGGCGCTGCTGCGCCAGTCCGTGCACGCCGGTGAGGGCGGCGCAGGCGGTGAGGGAAGCGAGGGCGCCGCTCCCCTCACCGCCGGCAGCCGCGTCGACCTGGCCGCGCTGACCGAGGCCACCGCCAAGGGCGTCGCCTCCATCCTGTTCGGCGACCAGGCGCCGGAGTCCGTGCGTAAGCGCGTCGCCTCCCTGTCGCAGGTGCGTGAGCGGGCCCCGCAGGCCAAGGCGCCGAATGCGCAGACCATGGCCGTGACGGCCAGTGTCGACATTCCGGGCGTGGCGGCCGGGCAGTCCATGCCCACGCTGGAGGCCCTGTCCGAGGCGTTCCGCGCGAAGGCCAAGGCCGTTCCCACCACGCAGTACGGCGACCGGGGCGCTCCGCGTCACCTGGTGGCCTCGGTGCGCAACCAGTTCGACCACACGGTGGATGACCGCACATCGGCGTCCACCGTGGAGGAGCTGTGGCGCTCGATGACGCAGGAGGGCGGCAAGGCCGATGCCCTGCTGGCAGGCGGTGGCTGGTGCGCCCCGTCCGAGGTGAGCTACGACTTCTTCAACATCGCCGACACCCCCGTGGGGTTGGTGGATCTGCCTACCGTCGGCGTGAGCCGGGGCGGCATCCGCTTCCCGGTCTCCCCGTCCATCGGAGACGTGTTCTTCCAGAACGCGGGCAGCAGCCCGGCCTCCGGCTTCGGCGGCTTCGCCTTCCCGTTCTCCAACGCGTCCGACCCGTGGCTGTGGACCGAGGCCGACGACATCGCCACGGTCACCGGTTCGGTGAACAAGCCGACCCTGCGCGTGCCGTGCCCGACGTTCGACGAGGCGCGGCTGGAGGCGTACGGCATCAGCCTCACCGCCGGCAACCTCACCGATGACGCGTACCCCGAGGCCACGCAGAACTTCATCAGGCTGCTGCGGGCCGCGTACGCGCACGTCATCAACGCCCGGCTGATCTCCCTCATGGTGGCCCGCTCCACTTCGGCCATCGCTCTCGGTGCGGCGAACAAGCCTGCCGCGCAGACGCTGCTGAACGGCGTGGAGCTGGCGGCCATCGACTACCGCGCGAAGTTCGCCATGCGCGAGGACGCGGTGCTGGAGGTCGTCCTGCCGCGCTGGACGCTCGCGGTCATCCGGGCCGACCT